CCAGCCGATGCTCGCGTGCGAGCTGGACGCGCTGGTGCAGTACACGTAGAACAGCCCGCGGTTCCCGCTCTGGTAATAGATACCGCCGAAGTACAGACACGGGCCGGAAGCATCGAAGTACCAGTAATCCGCCGAATATGTCGTCTCACTACCGCCCGATGCCGTGGGATAGATAACCCATTCCAGCCCGGCCACCGTTGCCACGGTAAAGGCGCTGGGCCATCCGCTCGACGGAACGCCCACGGCGGTGCCGCCGCTGTTGTCGCTGAAACTGCTGGGCGTGTTGATGATGTTCAGGCCGTTGCTGTTGTAGTAGCAGCCGTCGCCCCAGTCATACACGTTGTCCCACAGGCCCTCGATGTAGCGATACTGCGTACCGAGGCCATAGCTGTCCCGGCTCGCAAGCGTCGTTCCGGTGTGATAGGGCATACTGTCCGTATAGCCCATATTCTCCGTTGCGCTGTTGTTGCCGCAGCCCTTGCCGATGGTTTTCTGGCTGTTCCAGTCCGCGAACTCCACAAGGTACAGCATCCAGATCGTCATGCGCATCTGAATGTCGCTCTGCCAGATGTTGCTCCCCAGACTGTGGATGCTCGTGCGGGCCGTGCTGCGCGTGATATTCGCTTTCGGCTTTACACCGGACTGGCTCTTGTAGTTGTTGGTGTTGCAGTGATAGCGGCCAATGTACACAATGTCCCGCTCTCCCTTGCCGTCCCCTCGGTCGGCGTGGGCGGGGGAGACGTGAAAGCCGTCCGTTTCCTTATCCGCGATCTGGAGTTTCAGGCTGTTCCCGCTCTTTGTCCACTTGTACCAGAACTTCGGGATAGCCACCAGCTCACCGGCCACCGCATCCGTCACGCGCACCATCCCGCTCCACGGGTACAGGTTGTCAAATGGGCTTCCGTAATTGGTCGCCCCCGCCCGGTACGGGGTCGGGTTCACGAAGCTGGCGGCCTCGTCCGTCCGGCTCCACACCGTCGTGCTGGTTCCATCCCACACCACGCCGTAGATGTGCCGATAGGCCAGCTTCACATTTACCGTCTGTCCGTCCGCCGTGATGGTTGCGGTATCCTCCGCCGTCTCTCCGTTCTTGGTGGCGGTGATGGTGTAGGTGCCGCTTTCCGTCACGGTGAAGTCCACCGTCCCCGTTGCAGATGCCGTTTTGCTCTGCGTCTTGCTTCCCTTGGTGCAGGTGACGGTGGAGCCGCTGTCAATGCTCACGCGGATGGTCGCTGTGAAGTAGGATAGCGTCGCCGTGTACTGCTGCACCACGGAGACCGTCACCGTATCCGTGGCAGTCTGCCCGTTCTTGGTGGCCTTGATGGTGTATGTTCCGTAGTCCTCCACATCAAACGTCCATTTTCCGCCGCTCTCCGTTGCGGTGTATACCTTGGTTCCCAGCGTGGCCGTCACCGTGGAGCCGGTGGGCGCGGTCACAACGATCTGCGCCGTCATGCCTACCTGCGGCAGACTGTCCGCGCTGAGCTTGCCGTCTGCCCCCAGCGTCGGGATGCCGTTCGGCACGTTGATGGGGAGCTGATCGGTGTCCATCTTCCCGTCCGCGCCGAGACCTGCCACGCCGCCCGGCGTATTGACAGGGAGCTGGCCGGTGCCAACCTTGCCGTCCGTTCCGATGCCCGCAACGCCGCCCGGCGTATTGATGGGGAGCTGGCCGGTGCCAACCTTGCCGTCCTC